TTTAGCCCTCAGTATTGCGGTAAATTGGCCTAATCTCGTTGACATAACAAGCGGTGCTACCTACTATCACAGAGATGACGTTCAACCTTACTGGACAGAAAGCCTAAGCATCAGCCGCAAGATTGGTCGGCATATCTTTTATAACTAGGCGCATTTAAGGCTAAAGAATCATGAATGATAAACCACAGTACGAACCATCCGAAGATGTCCAGGCTGTCGCTAGGACATACTCTGTTATGTCTAAGCTATTCAGCATTGCACTAATCAAGCTGCGCTACGATAAAATGAATACTGCTAGCCAGATTCGAGCCGAGAAAACCATGTTCGCATTGCTTCACGAGAGAAACTGGGATGCCAAAAGCGATCAATAGGCGCGTAAAGCGCAAGTCTAAACCCAAGACCAAGACTAGCGCCATGCTAAAGCAAGAATGCTATCGAGCGATCCAGAAGTTAGCCAGGATGGCTTCATCTGATGAGGATGGATACTGTTCTTGCGTTTCTTGCGGTGTTACCAAGCACTATACTCAAATGCAAGGCGGTCACTTCATCCCTAAAGGGAACTCATCTTATTGGGCTTTAGAGATAGAGAATATACACCCTCAGTGTGCCGGGTGTAACATGTGGGGCATGAAGCATGGCTCTGCTGCGCAAGAATACACCCTGTTCATGGAAGATATGTATGGCAGGGATTATGTAGAAGAAATGCTTGCCAAGAAGACAACCCCAGTTAAAAGGTATAAGGCAGACTACGAAGAGTTATTGTCTGGCTTTAATGAACTGATTAGATACCACAAGAACAGGTTGGGCGAATAATGGATGATGAAATCTATATTGAGATGGTGTCCTCTGACGAAGCATACGAGTGGCTGAATGACATGCTGCTAACTCTTGAGGGTCATGACCGTGATGTCATAGGCACGATAGCGTTGATGCTTGAAGACCTAACCGAGTTCGTAAACAAGAATGAATTTACCAAGAAGCATTTTATGCAGTTCATTGAAGATAAACATGACAGCGAGGAGTTACTACATTGAGCGCAACAGACCACCAGGTAGCAGGTGACCACTACAAGAAGCTAAAGATTCAACCTATTGAGTACATCCTCGCGAATGAGATGCAGTTCTGTGAGGGGGCTATCATCAAGTACATCTCTCGATGGAGAGACAAGGGTGGGGTAGAAGACCTGCGCAAGATTAAACACTTCTGTGATTTCTTGATTGAGAATGAGGTAACGGAAGCACCCCTCGCTCATCTCAGCGAGAGGCGTGTCCCGAAGTTTTAGTTTCTTTGCCTAATTTCTTCCCCATACGCTCTGATATTTTGCTGTATAGCGCCTAATCGCTCTCTGCCCTCATTATCGGTAGCCTCCTCTTCGGCGCGTCTTGTAGCTTGTATAGCTGCAATGCGTGGGAAATTTTGCAAGCCCATGAATGGCCTACTCATATCAGTTTGATAAAACTCACTCATAACTTGGCGTCTTATATCGGGACTGCCTGACGCAGCTTTTAAACCGCTTTTTAGTTTTCCCAAAACAGCCGTGAATAGACCAATAGTCGCTTGACCTTTTGCTAGCTGCGTAGCTCCCGGAGCTATATTTATCGCAATCAATCTTTCCAAAGATGGTCGACTTGAAATCATTGTGTCTCCCGTTCTTTTTGCTACTGCTAATTGCGCCTTTGCTAGCTTGGTTAACTTATTCAGATTGGCTAAAGCCTCGCCTTGAAAAAGCTCAGAAACAAGTGTTGGATTATTTTTTTGTAATTTGTCTACTCTATTAGAAAATTCTGTGATATTAGGCACATCATCTAGTAGCGGAGTAACTATTCCAAATAACACTTCTTGCCGCAAAGACTCCATTTGAGAAGACTCATTTCCAAATATGTTGTTCAGTCTTTTTACTACTAATCCCGCCTCAGCTTTTCCAACAACCTCGCCTGATCCCAGTATTAAATTTTTAACCTGTTCAGGGGTTAGCTCTTGATCGACTATTGTGCTGATGATTTTAGATTCCTGAAAATTATTTTTGTAATCTCTATACCAACTATCAGCTTTTTTCCATTTGCTAATCGCTTCTGCGTTTCCAGAGATTAAATCGGCTTCAAATTGAGTATCTATAAATTCGTCTATGTGGGACTTCATTCCTAACAATGCCTGATACTCAGACCTCCCTTCGTAAGTATCCATTTTTTTCATTTTTTTAATATCAGCGTTAAGCAGTTGACGAAAGTTATGCAATTTATTTAATGGAATGTAACCATTAATTATATTGTTATTTTTGTCTAACAAATCAAAAGCCGTGTTTGAAACAATGTTGTTAAATGTTTTTAGTCTTCCTTGCGCCACTTTTAGGTTAGCAAGATCAAATTGTTCTGTAGCTAACAAATCAGCCATAGATTGGTCTAGTAATTTTAATTGCGCTTGCGGATAGTATGCTTCTGTTGCTTTGGCTTCATCAAATAACTGCGTTGCCATGTTTTTAGTAATTTCTTTCTGTCTTTGCAGCCTCTCAGCTAAAGTTCCTAATCGCTCTGCTACAACACGCTGACCTCCTGTGAACAAGTCTGCTGACTCTGCTAATTGCGCTATTTGATTCTCGGGCAGATCACTTAAATCAACCCCAAGCTCTCTTGCTGTTCTTTTTAACTCTGAGACCTTTTGTGATCGAATAGCTGTCGCCCTTCCTCTCCCTGCTAAATCTGGCAAAAAATCTAAAAGAGCTTTGGTTGAAATTCCTGCGAACAAGGCGGGTTTATTAACAACAGTTTCCCCAAAGCCGCCTCGTTCACCAATCAGGCTTCTTAATGAGTTGGCTTTTTCAAACAATTCATCCGGAACTGTCTCGTTTCTTTCTCTGTACCCTTGTATTTCATCAGCGGCAAGTTGAAACTGTGTTACTAACATTGGGTCAGCGCCAGTTCTTCTCGTTGATCCTCCTGAGGCAGATGTTATAAAATTTTGCGCTGCGGTGCTGCCTTCGTCTAAAAGCATAAAAGGCATATTCAGAACCGCAGAAATATCTTTTCCCGCAGAAGTTTGTGGAGTGTACACCACACTGCCCATGATTCCGTTAATTGAATCTGTGGCATCTTTCATAGTTTGATACCAAGTTTTATTTTGGTACGCACCTTTTAGCGTTTCATATCCCCCCATTACGGCAGCAGCCGCAACCGCAGGAACACCTGTCGCAAAACTAAACGCCGCTTCACCCGCACCTAGAGCAACCTCTGGCAAACTTGTTCCGGTATATGGGTCAGGAATGTTTTGCCCTGCGGAGTTTTGATATTGGCTGTCTCCTGCAAAAAATTCTTTTATGGATTGCATAGGGGACGCAGTTACATTAGCGACAGCTTGGTACGGGTCTTTTATTAAACTTTGGGCAGTAATATCTGGCGTTGCTCCTGAAGCCATCATTTGATCATAAACAGCCTTTGTTTCTGGCCCAAGATCGGCAACAGTAACCGCTCCCGACTCGATAGCCTGTTTGATTTCTTCGGGAGAAGGTATTCTGCCTTGCTTGTTTGAAGATTTAGTATTTGAATCTGCCATAATGTATGCGCCTTATCTTGTGAAGTCAGCTGTGCCTTGAGGCACTGGCTCAAATTCCCCAGTAAATTCTTGTCCAGTAACCATCTTATGTCTATACCTAAAGTCGTTTTGTATTTGAGACTTCAGCCTCTGCAAGTTAGCCACAATAACCTGCGGGTCAGATACGTTAGCCCCAACGATAGTCATAAAATTTTCTACATCTTGATTGGATACTGCTCTTCCTTGCTGATCTGCGACAATTTTAGCCGCATTATAAGTTACAGCAAGCAGCATACTTTTCATCTCAGCAGATTCTTGGCCTAAATTAAATTTGGTAAAAAATTCTTCTTTTTGCTTTCCTGTAAATTTTAAAGCTGCATTTGCTTCTGTGGCTAAATTATTAAAAGTTGACGCGATAGACGCTACAGCGGTGTTTGCGTCTGAGTTGCTTTCCAACGCGCTCATAATATTATTCGCTTGAGATGTAAAGCTATAAACGCCTAATTGCGTGTCTCTAAGTTTGGCGTATTCTGGATTTCTGCTAAAATCTTTGGGCTGTGCTACTACGCTACTCTTAAGAACTAAATCATCTTCACCTATAGTTAATTGAGAACTTGGCGAACTAGGATCAAAGAAATTTCCCAGACCATCATACAAAGCGGTTTCTTGAGTCCCGTCTGGCTTTATTATTTGAATCGGATCAAGTTTTTGCGCGTCTATTTTTTTGGTAAGTTCAGAATAAATATTTTCAACTTGAGCCATAGGTATTGAGCCATCCCTAATAGCTGACTCATCCGCTTGAAATCTAGGAGATAACCGTACTCGGCTAGCAACTGTGTCGCGAAAAGCCTGTTCTGCTTTTGCTTCTTTCAAGATCTTTGCTTCTTTATCTGTTTGTATTTTTTGTTTTGTTAATAATTCTGTTGCCGCTTGACGCAAAGCAGCAGCTCTAACTGGGTCAGTGGCTTGTAGCATTTGAGCTGCTTGAGTTAGCCCTTGCGGAGTGTCCAGCTTGATGCCTTGTAACTTTTCTTGCAGCTTCTCACCAGTAGTCCTTGGATCTAGCCCAAGCATAGGCTGTACTGCACGGCGCAAGTCTTCGTTACGTTGTACGCCTAGCTGACCTGCCATCTGAGCAAGAGGGGCTAACGCCCTAGCTCGGCCTGTGAGACCGGAAGATAGCATCTGCCCCTCCATCATGCCTTGCTGTAGCATCTTCTGCTTACGCTGCTCAGGAGTATCAATGATGTCCGCGAAGAGTGTGTTGATATTGATAGCCATTTTAATTAATCCCAAAGTTAAAGGGGTTGTTAGAGTCTTGAGTTCCTTTTAATATTGCTTTTAATAGTTCTGATTGTGGATTAATTGGAATTGTTGCGGCAGGAGCTGATGCAGCCTGCTCGCCTTTCAGCAAATCAAAGAATCCTTGGAACTGCTTTTGACGAAGAGCATTAGCTAATACATTATAGTTAAGCTGCGACTCTAGCGTAGATTCCGCAAGACCTGCGCCTGTTGTTAGTCCTGTAGACTGTAGAGCAGAGGCAAGTCGAGATGCTTCTAGTTGTGG